TTCACCAATGTTGGGGTCGTATTTTAGATAATGGCATACGCATCTAGATCAGGTAAGGCGAGAACGTCACGGGTATCCCCGCAAAGTCACGCTATTTGTGATCGGTGCGGTGGCCGCTACAACCACACCAGTTTGAACTGGCAGTACGACTGGGCTGGTGCGTCGATCATCAACAAGCGCATCTTGGTATGCAGACACTGCTTGGACAATCCGCAGCAGCAGCTTCGCGCCATCGTGCTTCCCGCAGACCCCATGCCAATCCTGAACCCGCGCCCAGAGCAGTTTGCGCAAGCTGAGACAAATTACCGCCTGACAAGCCTGCCTGCGACCATGAACCTTAAGACTGGCCTCATGGTGCCAGAGGGCGAGAACCGCATCACTCAGGACGATAAGAGGCGTGTCACGCAGCAGACAGGCTTTGCCAATGGCAGCCTTAATAACTTCCCTGGCACTGATCCAAACGCACCAGGTGACAATGACCCAGGGTTGCCGTATGGTAATACTGAAGTTCCAGAGGCTGGCTTTCCAGATGTTAGCCTTGGGAACCCATGGAATGACTCATCCGCGTGGGATGACAGCTACATATGGAGTGACTGAACATGGCCCAAACTTTCAGTGATGGTGAACAGCTTTCGACAGTTCGGAGCGTCCTCAACGGAAACGCTGGGGACATTAACGTCCTGCAATCACAGAACGCAAAGTCCGTTTCTGACGTTGCAGCACTCCTAGCGAACACCTCCCTGACGTACATCGTTGGGTCAAACGACACCGTTGCCGCTGGAAACATCGTGCAGACCCGCGCAGAGAATTTTAGCTATCAGGTTGCAGCATCTGGTGCCACAGATCAAAGCGTGACTACCGCTGGCGGCGTGAAGCTTTATGTTTTGACACCAGTAGCTACAGCTTTTGGCGCAAAAGGCAACGGCACAACAGATGATACAGAAGCTTTTGCAAAGTGCGACGTTACCTTCCTCGGTGATATTGTGGACCTTTATGGTCTGACCTATCTCGTCACCGAGATACCGACTGCTGCAACTTATGTCGGAGGTTCGTTTTTGAAGGACGGCTTCAATTACAATATGCCATCCACCCTTTCTTTGATAACAGCCACCAGTGATACAGGCGGCACTGATCCAGTGTATTCAGGCGGCGTACTTAATCTTGCGCCTTTTAGCGGACGGACCACAAAAGACTTATTCTCTTTGTTTAATTCCCAGAACAGCAGAAGTCGTGGTCCATCCCGCGCAGTAAATGTAGGGTCAATTTATTCCGATGCCTCTGGAAACGTTTCTGGAAACTACAGTGCGCGTCAGTGTCTCGCGTGGTCGCCGCAATCTGTAAATATTGCAAGCGAGGAATGCTGGGTTTGGGGCGGCTTCCGTGGCGCAAACCTTGCCTCAATCTTTTCTGGTTGCGAAAACGAAAGCAATGCAAACATCTCCTCTCGCCGCTCTTATGCCAGCGGTCGCCATTCGGCCAACATCTCCTCTGTCGATAGCTATGCAGGGCGCGGCGGCGGCGCGCGGTTTACCGTCACGACGACGGGCGGTGTTGTCACTGGTATCACAATCAATGCTGCTGGTTCTGGCTATGATGTGCTGGACGCAATTACAATTCGAGATCGTTCTGGCCTTGGTGCTGGAGCGACTGCCGAAGTCGCCTCTGTTGATGGGACAGGTGGCATTACTGGTATTACGCTAACGGCTGGCGGCAGCAATTACAGCACGCGGGTTGACGCAACCGTTGACAATGGAACTGGTGATTTCTCTGCAACTCTTGCGACAGATCGCGCATTTGTTTCTGGTGAATTGGCCGCATCAATGGCGACAAGCCAATGTGAAATTTCTGGCAACAACGCTGCTGTTATTTCTGCCGCTTCAGCAACCGCTTCGGGTGACAAGGCGATTGTCATTGCGGACCAAAACAGCATCGCATCTGGTGATAGGGCTGTCGTCCTTGGCGGCTCTGGGTCTACATCTTCTGGCATTCTTTCCGTAGCAATCGCCGCAAACATTTGCGAGGCAACTGCGGATGGTGCGGTGGTTTTTGGCCGACGCACGATCAACAATTTTGAGCGGAGTATTGCCTTTGGTGACAATGCGAGTGGGGCGGCTAGCACAGCAAATCGCAAGTTTCATCTGTTTGCCAATGGCGACATGAGCATTGCTGGAACGCTGACACAAAGCGCGATCTTCACAGACTATGCAGAGTATTTTGAGAACGCAGCTTCTGGCGTGATTGCTCTCGGAACTCTGATGGCTTTGGATGGTCGCAAGGTGCGCCAAGCAGAAGCTGGCGACCATATACTTGGGGTTGTTTCTGCGACGGCATCTGTGGCCGCTGGCGACAGCCCGTTTTCATGGTCAAAGCGGTATCTGACCGGCGAGTTCGGAGAGATGCTCTATCACGACATCCCCGATCCAGACTGGCCTGAGTTCGTCCATGATCCGACTTGGGTCAAGGGTGATGACGATCTTGAGGCCAATCGACCGATGGTTCGCAATCAGGTTCCAGCGCCACTTATTTCTGTGCCGATGGAAAACCCTGACTATGACGCGACCCGCGAGAACGTGCCTCGCTCAAAGCGCCCAGACGAGTGGACCTGCGTGGGCCTCCTTGGTCAGGTTCACGTCCGCGTCGGCGCTGATGTTGCTGTTGGCGACTGGGTATCCGCAAACGGTAATGCATCTAAAACGCAAACGAACCTTCGTTGCATGGAAATTAAAAGTTCGTATGATGCATCCAAAAGGTACGCTGTGGCTTTTTGCCTTCTGAAGTGACATAATCCACAAAACGCTGTATGGTAACCTAAAGTTTCAGAGACAGGACCGATCTGATGGCAAACGTACAAATCCCCAATCTTCCCGCCGTTGCGGCCTTGTCTGGGGCCGAACTGTTTGAGGGCGTACAGGCTGGCACATCTGTCAAGATCAGCTTGTCTCAGGTCATAGCGGCAACTAGGGGCGGAACACCCACGACAATCCCCATCCCAGTCAGCTTGGGTGGTACGGGTGCGTCCACCCTGACTGGATACGTCAAGGGCAGCGGAACCACCCCATTCACGGGATCGGCAACCATCCCAAATACAGACATCACGGGCTTAGGCACGATGTCCACGCAGAACGCAAACGCTGTGGCCATTACAGGTGGTTCCATCACAGGCATCACCGACCTCGCAGTAGCTGATGGCGGTACGGGAGCATCGACCCTGACTGGCTATGTCAAGGGAAGCGGCACCTCGCCGCTCACAGCGTCCGCAACCATCCCAAACACTGACATCACTGGACTTGGCACGATGTCCACGCAGAACGCAAACGCTGTAGCCATCACGGGCGGTACAATCAATGGTACAACCATTGGTGGAACTACTGCATCTAGCATCGCGGGGACTACAGGTACTTTCTCTGGTGTTGTAAGTGTAACTGCAAACTCCACAACAGATGCTTTCCGCATCACCCAAACTGGAACAGGAAATGCTCTGGTCGTAGAAGATAGCGCAAACCCAGATAGTTCGCCTTTCACAATAGATGCTGCAGGTATTATGCTTGTGGGATTAACCTCAAACCAAGAAGCTAACTTGGCGACAAATGCCAAAGTACAAATTTTCGGTAGTACAGCACCTCTTGCACTATATCGAGATGCTGACTCTAGCACAGCTATTAACTTAGAGTTTGCTAAGCGCCGCGCTACAGGTGGCATACTCGCAAACAATGATGTTATTGGTAGACTCTACTTTTCAGGTAATGATGGGGTTGCAGCTATTCCCGCAGCTTTTATTGATGCTGCTGTAGACGGCACACCAAGCGTAAATGATATGCCTGGTCGTCTGGTCTTTAGCACTACGCTTGACGGAGCGGCTGCGCCCACTGAGCGGATGAGAATTACCAACGCAGGCAGGTTGGGAATTGGGACGGTCAGCCCCTCCACTTTACTTGATGTCGCTGGCACAGCAAACGCCACAAACATGACCCGTGGCGGATCACAGGTTTACTCCCGCGACAACATCCTTGCCACGGTGTCGCAGTCCGCTGGCGTACCCACTGGCGGCATCATTGAGCGCGGATCAAGCGCCAATGGTGAATACGTAAGATACGCAGATGGAACTATGATTTGCGTTATTTATGCAGCGGGAACCCAAACGACCTCTACAGCATCAGGTTCCATTTTTAGAGCCACAAACGCTAGTACATGGACATTTCCGTCAACTTTTGCTGTTGCCCCAGCGGTATCTGGGATGGCGGAAGAAAATAACACTAGGTGGGTAGCCTTTGACCTTCCCACCACCACTGCTGTAGCGTTCAGGCATCTTAATAGTTTAACCTCAGCGGTTGCCGTGAATACAAGGTTGATGGCAATTGGCAGATGGTTCTAAGGAGATAAAACATGAAAATTTCTCTATCACCCCAGCGCCGTGATGACGCCCTGAATGTCTCAAAGATCGGGGACGCACTGACAATAAATGGCGTGAAGTATGACTTCTCTGTCGTTCCTGACGGCGCTTTACTCCCGCAGGATGCTGTTGATTGCACTTGGCTCGCGTCAGACGTGGAGCGCATTGATGGCTCTTTGCATCTGACCCTCATATTGCCGCATGGCGAGGCGGCATCCGAAGCCGCCCGCTTTCCAGCACCCCTTATCAACCCCACAGACGGCCCATTGGAGTTGCCTCAATGATTGACCTGTCGAAGCTAAAGACCGCCGAGCAGAGAGCCGCCGAGGCTTTTGATGCTGAGTACAGCCAGCAGGAAGCATTGCGTCAGATCGCTTACCAAAAAGAGGCAGACCCAATCTTTTTCCAGTATCAGCGGGGTACGCAAACCAAATCCGTGTGGCTCGCCAAGGTTGATGAGATCAAGGCTCGCTACCCGTATCCAGAGAAGTGAGGGCCTGACGATGGACGTTTTTGAGTTTCTTATGAAGTGGGCAGTTGCTCCAGTGGCTGCTATTGTTTTTTCAATGTACACTCGTCAACAGTCACACGCCACTGACATTGCCGTGTTAAAGGCAACGGCGACAGCCAACAAAGAAGCTCACGACCGAGAGTTCAAGCAGATACAGGACAGCTTCAAGGCTGTCTTTCTTAAATTGGATGACATTGAAAGGGCATTACGCAAATGACACGCACATTTGGATCGCGCAGCACGAAGAACATGAATGGTATCCACCCCGATTTGCGCCTTGTTTTGGATAAGGCGTTGCAGGACAGCCCGCTTGACTTCGTCGTAATTGAAGGTCTTCGCACTAAGGAGCGCCAACAACAGCTTGTCGCCAGTGGCGCATCCCAGATACTGAATAGCCGCCACATCACAGGTCACGCAGTTGACCTTCTGCCCATCGGGCTTGACGGGAAACCTGCGTTTGACTGGCCGCTGTACAACCAGCTTGGCCCCGCCGTAAAGAAGGCTGCCGCCGACTTGGGTATCGAACTCAACTGGGGTGGAGACTGGAAGAAGTTTAAGGACGGGCCGCACTTCGAACTTGACCGCGCGGCATACCCTGTGGGCGAGTGGGAAACCAAGGCCAAGGCACCCGAAGATCGCACCAGTGCCGCGCAGTCCACCACCGTGCAGGCGTCCGCTGTTCAGATCGTATCGGGTGCGGGCGCGGGCATTGCAGCCGTTGGCTCGCTGGATGGCACCGCCCAGATCGTGGCATTGGCATTTGCTGGAGTGATGGTACTTGCTGCCCTGTGGATCATGCGTGAGCGCCTCCGCAAGTGGGCAGATGGTGACCGCTGATGTTTGGATGGATAAAACGTGCCGCGATGTGGTTTGCAGGGCTTTCTGCCCTCCTGTTTGCGGCGTGGATGGCTGGGCGGCGTGATCAGCGCCAGCAGTCTGCTGTTACATATATAAAAACCCGAAAGGAAATTGATGATGTCGAGAGCAATATTAGTGATGACCCTGCTGTCCTTCGTGAGTGGTTGCGCCAGCGTGGTAAGCAGTAACGCAATCTGTGATGGAACAGATGCCGCGCGGACAAAGCATGCCGCCTCGCTGGCCGAGGATGGCGGCGACAAGTCCGTTGTGACTGGCGCGCTCTTGATCTCCATGATTGATGGCGCTTGCAAATGAACCGATCTCAAGTTCTTGATGCGGCAAAACAGGCCATAACCAAAGACCGCGATGCCACCCACGGCAACATGGAGGACAACTTTGATACGATTGCAAAGTATTGGTCTATCCACTTGGACATCCCGATCACAAAGGATGACGTTGCCGTGATGATGGCCTTGCTGAAGGCTGCGAGGATCAAGTCAAATCCAAGCCACGCCGACAACTGGGTAGATGGCGTTGGGTATTTTGCCTGTGGCGGTGAGATCGCAACGTCTATTGGATAAGTGGCGGATTTAGTCTATAGTGCCTGAAAACGTAAGGTGACCTCATGGTTGGACTGACATACGCAACGTACAAGACGCAGATCGCGCAGATGGCCGTGGTTGAGGAGGATGATGTCAACTTTCTGGCAATCCTTCCCTCAATGATCGACTATGCAACTTTGCGAATCAACCGCGATCTTGACCTGTTGATCACATCGGCATCCCTATCTGGCGCTGGATATAAACTGACGGCAGGAAATAGAAACCTGTCTTTCAGTCAGAACCTTCCAGATGGATCGTACTTTGTTGTCAGCGAGCAGATCAACCTAATCACCCCCGCTGGTCAAACTGACCCAGATGCAGGCACCCGCACTCCACTCCTGCCCGCGACAAAGGAGTTTTTGGATGCCGTGTTTGGGTCTTCCATCGTTGATAACAGGGCGCAGCCAAAGTATTTTGCGCCGTTCAACGATACCTTGTTTCTTGTGGGGCCAGTGCCTGACGAAGAATACTACGTTGAAGTGGTGGGTACGGTTCGCCCTGCGCCGCTGTCAGAAGGTGTACCAGTTACATTCATCAGCCAGTATCTGCCAGACCTTCTGATTATGGCATCCATGATCTACATCTCTGCCTATCAGCGCAACTTTGGCAGGCAGTCCGATGATCCCCAAATGGCGCAGAGCTACGAAAGCCAGTACGGCATGCTGCTCAAGTCCGCGATGGTAGAGGAAGCGCGCAAGAAGTACGAGGGTGCTGCGTGGTCATCACAAGCGCCTGCCCCTGTCGCATCACCAACGCGAGGCTGATAAATGCCACACGCAAGCCTCAAGCTGATACCAGGTGTTGACCAGAACAGGACACCCGCCCTGAACGAGGCGGCTATTTCTGAGAGCAATTTGATCAGGTTCGTTCCAGATCGACAGGGCCTTGGCCTTCCGCAAAAGCTTGGCGGATGGACGCAGTTTGTCAGCAACGAACAGTCATCGGTTGTGCGCGCGCTGCACTCTTGGGCTGACATAAATGGCGAGCCGTACTTGGCAATTGGAGACGAGGACAGCCTAAACATTGCAACCGCTGATGGCTCTTCATCTGAAATATCTCCGCAATTCTACACGTACAATTTGCCAGTTTCCGTTGATACAGTGAGTGGCTCCGCAACTGTCACCATTGATGACACCAATTCCAATATATCGTCATACGATGGCGTAAACATCCTGACCCCAATCAGCGTGGGTGGAATCATCCTGTCTGGATATTATCCACCAATCGCTTTGAATCCTAACTCTTATCAAGTTGTCGCTCGAAACATCATTGGATTGACAACACCAGCCACAGCAACTGTCAACAACAGCGGTGCAGTGCCTGTGTTTGACACCACAAGTGGCCAGATCAATATTAAGGTGACTCTGGCAGACCACGGGTACACTGCAGGGTCAACGTTTGCAATTTTGGTGGGAGTAAACGTTGGCGGCTTAAGGCTTTATGGAAACTATGTT